CGTTTAAGCCAGTTTGGTGTCGGACTGCACCCTGCCTATGGGAGTGACCACAAACTACGCTAGAATGCCACTTTTTAGCCAAATTAAGACCTGTTATACCTGCATGCTTGGACATGTTGCCTTCATCGCCATGAGCCAAATGCCAACCCTTTTCGAACTCGTAGGCTCTCTTATGAAATCTAATGCCTAAGCTGCTGAAATCCATAAACTTGTCATATGCCAATTCCGGCAATCCAATAAGTGATGGCGCACCTTTAAGCAAGGTTTGATAAATTCTGTCTGAGTGATTTGATCTAACTATGTCGGTCGTGCCTAAATCGTAAAGGATCTCTTGCCCTAGTTTTCTTTCCTCGTCAAGGGTTTCGGCAAACTCTAACTTTGTGCCTTTTGCCCAACGGCTTTGTGAACCAAGATCCATTTCATCACCAACATTTAAAACAAAATCAAACTTCTCATGCCGAACCATTTTAATCAGATTTGCAACTGCCTTCGGATGATGCAAAGGAATCTGCAAGTCAGGCGTTACTAGATACCTGCGGTTGGCTTTAATCGTCATCCTCATCGTCAGTTGGATCAATGGATGGGATGATCCCACCATCGCCTACAATCCAATCTGGGAAAGTCTTATGCTCGGTCATTAGCCAAAATGCGTGCTCAGGTGTAAATCCTGCTTTTCTAGCTGCCTTGTAGCATAAATGTAAAGCAATGTAATGCTGATCGATCTTTGATAATGGTTCAGGAGAATGGCGAACGATACGCTTATTGATCTTTTTGCGTTTAGTGGTTTTGCGTGTGTTCGCCATAATTAAAATTATCGCTTACTGATTAAGACAAACAGATCATCGACACGCTGTTCAAGTCTTGTAATTTGATCCTTGATCGAACTTCCAGAATTGGGTTTTAATTCTTGTAAGTAGGATTTAATAACCCAACGCAGACCCAGTAATAAACTTGTTGATATGGCGCATACGCCAACGGCTATACCAACCCATTCGTTGGCTGTCATTTCGCATTAAGTCCGTAATCAGCTTCGCTTGCTGATTTTGGATCTAATGCTTTTGCTATAGGTGCAACCAAGGCACCGGCAAGAATTGCAAACTCTGGTCTGATGTCAGCAACAATTGCCAAGATGACAGTTATTCCAGAGGCAGCCACAGCTCTCAAATATGACTTGATCGCAGCCTTGTGTTTGTTGGATAGTTTCATGCGGTGCCTCCTAGTAGTGGGATGTTAAAGAAATCGCCATTTTGATTTGGGTGGAATGAAATATGGACATGAGCCGTGTGTGGTGATGCACCCTTATATTTACGCCAACGCCAATTTAATAAACTGCTGGCAATACGATGATTATGGATTACATATTTTATGCGTTTATCTGTTTTGCCAGCAATGCGTATTTGGTCAGCAAGATAAGCGGACATTCCTTCAACTGCACCAAGATCCGCTGTTATATCTAAGGCACAAACTTCACCTGATTTTAGTGGGTTATGATCCGAAACCTTAGATCTCATTTGATGTTGTGCGGAAGCAATCCAACCATCTGATTTTCTAGATCTATCAGGAAAGCAATCATCTACTTGCTCTCTAAATTGAACAGCAGATTTTGATAACCAAGGTTTCATTAGCCAAGCAACAATTTTGCTTCATCAGCAGTTAAACCAAGACGATCAAGAATTGCTTGACGAGCTGCTGCTTTTTCTTCGGCTTCCGCTTGGGCAGTTGCGTTTGCTGCCTGTTGTATCTCATACGATACAAACTCAGCCTCAGTCATCTCTCGTTCACTAATTTCATTCGTTGTTACATTATGAATAGTCATTATTGGTTTAGTCATTAATTTACTCCAAACAATTTAACAGTTCCTGACATACTACTACCAGCAGTTATGGTAACAGATGATACTGCCGTTTCTAATCCACCAGTATCGCACATTTGACCAAATTGATGTGTGTTATCGCCGTGAGTAGAATTTACATAAAAAGTGTTATAAGTAACTATTTTTCTAATTGTAAGTGTATAATTTGGAATGCGTATCATACCTATATTGTTAGCACCAGAAGCACCGCCTGATATATTGAAAAAAACACTATTTGTTGTGTTAGATTGATTAGTAGAAACTCCCGAACTATTAGCCCATTGATATTGATGCACTACACTCGTAATGCCAGCCGTGTCAAAATTTACTGCGCCGCCGCTTGTTGGTTTTACTGCTTCAAACACAAAAAGCAGGTGCTTAAAGGTTTGCGGGATTGAACTTATAGTTACGCTAGTGCCAGTCAATGTAGTAGTAGAAAGTAAAGTTGTTGCAGCAGCACCAGCAGCAGGGGTAGCCCATTTTAATCCTGTGGCTGTTGAACTATCAGCAGTTAAAACTGTGTCATTTGCGCCAACTGCTAATCTTGCAACTGTGTTGTCAGCAGTTCCAGCAATTAAATCACCTTTTGCATCAACAGTTGCTTTTGCAACAGCTGCTCCAGCATTTGTGAAAACTGTTGTATCGATAGCAGTTCCGAGTGATCGGATTGCTGCTGCTCCGTCTTTTACAAGACTAGTATCGTCTGGAGTTGTCCAGCTGTAGTTCGTGGTGGTTGCCATTTATCTCCTATTATCAGGCTACGATTGTAGCGTATTCCCATGTCAAAGTTGGATCTATTGTGTTCCATGCCTCGGTAATTGGCACAGTATTCCATCTCATCGCCACTTGGCTAAATGCCACAGGCGATAGGTTGATCGTCAGGAATAATTCATTAAACCTTGTGCGCCAAGACCAACCCTCAACATATCCTTCAAACACGCCATTTGATATTTGCAATGGCAGGTTTTGGATGTTTAACGGCTGACCCATAAAGACACCCAAAAGGTTGTCCCGATCGCTGTTGTCAATCTCTGAATTGGTGATTGGAAAGGTTATGGATTGAAAGGCTGGTAATGGAAAGGCACGCTGGGCAATGTAGCGATCTGCAATTTCCTGAGCATCTACAGCTGAGTGAATTGCTGATGAGATGTTTTCTGCCTTGTATCCATACAACGCAATCGAATCTGGACTTGTAGCAGTTTTCTGTGAATTAAAATTGTTTCCATAATTGATATAAATGTCATTACGGACATCGGCTGATCTTGTGATTGTTGATAATCCTTGACCTAAAGCATGGCTTGCATCCAAATCAACATAACCATTAGCTGCTAGATAAGTCTGCCTGTGGTCGGCATCGGCATACCCAATATTTCCATTTGATTCCTCATAAAGATAACCAAATGCGCTGTCAGCAATAAAACTTGCAATGTTGTAAATAGTATCGGGCTCAGCTTGTCTGCTAGACATTGTGTAAAGCCCCGGCTGATCGATTTCGCCTAAACCTTGATTACCTGCGTTTGCCCATGTTTCTGTTGCATCATAAGTTGCCCAAGTTGTAGCTGCTGGCACATCATTCCAAGATGCAAGCAAGACGCTAGAAAGCAAATCATAAATTTGATTTCCGTCCTCATCCTGTGAAATGTTGTCATTGTAAATTTCTTTTGCAAGTTTAACCAATGAACCCATTGCAAGAATTGTGTAATTAACAACAGTTGCCAATGATCCAGTTGCACCAACCTCAACAGTCACATCAGTAATATCTCCACCAAACAAATTAACATAAGATCCAGAACTATTCTTGACTTGCAAGCTCAAACTGTCGTTAATGTCAAATGGCAAAGTTTGACCAGATAAGGCAACTAAAGCAACTTGCAAATAAGATGGGTTGGGCTGAGAGTAAATGTCGCTGCGACCTGATTGATGTGTTATGTCGGCAATTGCGATGTCTGTGTAATCAACACCTGCAACAGTTAATTTCCAGTCTGGATTCCAAACTGTCATTATCTAGCCCTAGTAATCCCGCTGTTGTATAACTGTGGAACTGATCTGGATGCGCTTTCATTTAAGACCTTAGCGACCGCACGAGCAGCACCCTCAGAATCTACTGATTGAACTGTAATGTTATTAACTGTAGTCCTGTTTTCTCTAGTATTGGCACTTGGAACTGGCATAGATGGTGCGCCTAAATCTCCGCCACCTGCTAATTGAGATAAACCATAAGTTGCAGCCACTCCGGCTATAGCAGCAGCAGCCAATCCAATTGATGTTCCACCCGTTGCAAAAGCAGTAGCAATAGCAGCACCCGCAGCAGCAGTTCTTAATGCTTTCATGGCGGTAACTATAGTATAAATTGCAGTTACAAATGTTGCAATCTTACCAACTACGAAAACTGTGGCAATAATTGCAGCAAGCACTAATAACTCATCTTTAACACTAATTACAAATCTAATAACATCTATAAGTTGTTGTCCAAATTCATATGCACCTTCAGTTGCTTCAGTAATTCCAGCAGTAACACTATCATCACCAGTTAGACCAGCAGCAAAAGCTTCAATGTTGGGAACAACTGTTGCAAGCAAATAATCAGCAAATTCTTTAACAATTGGTAATAAAGCAGTTCCAATTTTTTCTTTTGTTTCATCTAAAGCAATCGTTAATTGTTGAAATTTAAATTCAGCGTTAGTAGCCTCATTGTCAATAAACCCGTTGTAAGTTCCTTTTAATTGTTGCATTATTTCATCATGGGAACCTGTTTTTAATGTGGCAGCGTCAATACCCAAACCAAGTTTACCTAAAGCAGTATTTTGCCCATCAAAACTTTTGCCTAAAGCATTTGCAACGACTTCAAGTGGTTTGCCTGTTGCTGTCGAGATTTCCTGTGCAAGAGATAATAATTCCTGTGCCTTTGTAACATCCTCAGTTGATCTTATTAAACGGCTAAATGCTGGTCTTAAAACATCATCTGTAGTAGCGGTTGCAATAGATTGTTTAGTGATGTAAGTATCGATTGCCGCAATTTGATCCTCTGTAGCTTTAGTGCTAGATCGAATTGTTTGTTCTAATGTCTTACGGCTTTTTTCATCCTCCGCTGCTGCTCTAACAGCTGATACAGCAAATGCGCCAACAGCAGCACCCGCAGCAGCAAAAGCCAATGCAGCCTTTTTACCAAAATCAGCAATTTTGTCAGAACTTGATTCAACTGATTTATTCGCTTCACCTAAACCTTTTTTTAATTCATCAACATCAGCAAGGATTGATAATTTTAAGGTGCGATTACCGGTAGCCATTAGACCCATTCCTTAATAATGCGATTAAACGCCTGTTCCCATTTGTTAATCAATTCAGGCTGAATTCTGCGAAGCGTTGGATAGATAAACCAACCTCTCGAACCTCTGCCTTGCCGTCCTGAATATGCAGGGAACTGCTTGAACTTATTAGATCCAAACTCCATACCACCCCATAGGGTTTGCGTTGTAGCCCCACCTGAAAACTTTTGTCGTGCGAAACCATAACGGAACTCACCGATTTTGCTGGACTTGGAGATGCTAACGCCATCTGCGATTCTTTGCGCAGCCTTGCCAGCCTTTGTTCTAGATGCAGCTGCCTGTTTAATTTCCTCCGATGCAAAATAAGCCAGAGCAGCAGACTGCGATCTTGCTTCCTCAGTAGCTTGGTCATCCATAAGTTTGAACGCTTTGTAAATATCACGCAAATCGTTTTTATTGTATGCAATGGTTTCATTTGCCATTCCTTGCCTCCAATATATCGATTGCTGTTAAAATATCCTCTGCATCAACCCATTCGCTCATCGGTATCTGTGTGGCAATTGCCAACTCAACCAATAATCTGCTTAGGCTTCCTGCTGGATGGCTTTTGGGTTTGCATCACCGACTATTACATCAGCGACAGTTTCCATCCAAATATCCATTGGCTTTATGGGTTTAGATGCACCAAGTTCTCGCTTGTGTGCATGATAAGCAAGAAACATAAGATCCCAAACACCCAATTTTTCGGATGCTTGAGTAATCGTGTGTCCTGTCTGCTTTTCCCATTTTGCCCACTCAGGCGGTTGGGCTACATAAGTGGCTTGCTCGCCTGAGTTATATTCAATTGTTATATTTAGTTTCATTTTGCTCCCGATTTCTTATTAACTAAATGATTCTGCTGGTGTTCCAATAACTTGGAAACTCAAATCAAGAGTTTGTGCATCTGGTGCCGTTCCTCCGGCTGATGGGAAGTTAGGCAACACTTGGAAAGTAAATGATGCTCCTGATGCAGCTGTGAATACTGTTGAAATGCCTGTGTTAGGTGCGCTCTCGGCAGCTCCCCACAGAATTTCGCAAAGTGATCCAGTAGCACCCCAATCAGCTAACATGCTGACATTGAATATCCAGTTGTCATCAATAACTTTAAAAGATGCTCCATCTAAAGTTTCGTAACGAACTCGATTTCTTTCGCACTCTAAAGTTGCGGTTGTTGCTTGTGCATCGAAATTATTACCGCCAATAGTGAAGGTAATATCTCGACCGGTAATAACTGTCGTTGGCATTTTTCTCCTTAGATTGTTCTCGTGTAATAGGTGCTAACTCTAACATCTGCAATGAGCAGCGTGCTTGCTCCAACTTGTGTGACTGTTGGTCTTTCGACCGAACTGACAATGTAACCTGATGGTATTACTGCCAGAACACTAATTACTAACTGCTCGATGTTGTCGAGTGATGCAGGATTGCTATTGTAAGCAACTGCAACTGTAATGGTCATATTGACCTTCGCACGAATGTTTGATTTGCTTATTGTTTCAAATTCCAAATATGGTGAATCTGGGACGCACACAACAGCTGGAGGAATTACAGACTCGGGAACGAAACTGTAGACATTTCCTGCAACGCTTGATAGTGCTGTTGCTAAAGGTGTCCTGACCTGCTCAAGAATTGTCTGATTAGGCATTTATTGACACATGCTTTCGGTGTCCATGTATGAACCAAGTAAACCAACGCATTTGTTAAATAATGATCGACCCATTCTAAATGGTGTCGCTGTAAAATCGACACCCTCTATCTGTCCTCCGCCGGCAAGTCTTGCTTGGAAAACTTCGACTGAAACGGTATAGACGGCTGACTGAACAGCTGCGTTTCCAACATAAGTTGATCCGCCAGAAAGGGCAGCAACTCCGGATGGGATGACATTAGCCTCGAGTAGATCGTTATTAGTGATCGATTGCGAAAAGGTATATTCTCCAAGATTGTCTGCCAATACAACTCTTGTTCCGTTGTAAGGTGTTCCGCATCCTGTGATGACAACTGATTGTCCTTCGGTAAATTCATGGATTCCTAGTGTAGTGAAAGTGGCGACATTATCTGTCAGCGACACTTTTTGAATCGGGCTTTTGAATGTTACAAGCATTGGCAGGATGACCGATTCGCTTGTATCTATTATTTGATCTAAATAAGCGTCATTGTAAAGAGAGGAACTTACACCCAATACGGAGCGCAATTGTGTTGCGGTAATAATTGAAGGCATAAATTCCTCTCTCTAATCTCCCTTAAGTGGATGCCTAGGATCGGGAGCAACCCTAGGCATTAAGTTGGTTTAGATTAGTTCTTGTTGAAGTGAACTGATCCGTTGGCGATTTTTGTTGCAAGTGCGCCATAACCATAATAAGCAACAGATACTTGACCAGTTGCTGTAATGTCGGAACGAAGTTGTAAGCGTGGGCTCTCATACCATGTGTATGATTCTGGGTTGATTACAAACATTGATCCATCGCCAGTTGTGTATGTCAATGCTGACAATGAACGGGATACATAAAGATCAAGTCCAGCAACATTTCCACGAAGTGATTGTGGTCCTACTGCTCCACCTGCGTTTTGTGGATTTGAGGCATTGTAGATTGGGCGACCAGAATCGTTGTAACCCATAATGTTACCCCATTGCTCAGGTGATACAACAATGTTTCGAGCAAATCCCAATGAGTTTGAATAAACCAATTGAGCAGCTTGTGCAGCATAAGCAAGTAATCCTGCTGCTGTGTTGTCCTGTGCTGTTGTAGCAATT